TTATGAAAGCATAGACCGTTTACCCTCCCTGGGTACGACGGAACAGGGGTCCTGATGGATAATCACATCCGATCCCGGAAAACGCCGTAAAATAGCCTGCTCTACCTGATCCGCCACCATATGTGCCTGAACCAAAGGCAGAGAGTCTTCCATTTCCAAATGAATCTGAATAAAGCGGGTCGGCCCTGACTGCCGCGTGCGAAGATCGTGAGCGCCGCTAACACCCGGCCAGGAAGTCACGATATCAATAATTTCTTGCCGTTCCTCATCAGGTAATGCGCGATCCAGTAATGACTGTACCGCCTCATATCCCATGCGTAACGCGCTATATAAAATATAGATGCCGATTCCCAATGCAAACAGAGCATCGGCGCGATGCCAGCCGTACCAGGACAACCCCAGCGCCAGCAGAATTGCGCCGTTCATCATAACATCAGACTGGTAATGTAGCATATCAGCCCGCACCGCCTGGCTTTGCGTCCGGCGCACCACCCACCGCTGAAACGAGACAAGGATAATCGTACAAATTAGCGCCACAATTGTCACGATAACCCCGACGCCTGGATCTGTCATCGGTGTTGGAGATACCAGATGTTGAATACCCGTCAAAAACAGGAATAGTGCCGAACCGGAGATAAACATACTTTGCGCCAGCGCCGCGAGGGACTCAGCTTTACCGTGACCAAACGAGTGATTATCGTCGGCAGGTTGCAGGGAATATCGCACCACCAGTAAATTCGTCAACGACGCGCCGATATCCACCAGCGAATCCACCAGCGCGGCGAGAATACTCACCGACCCGGTATACCACCATGCAAAAATTTTAATCAGCAATAGCAGTGAAGCCATCGCCGTTGCAGCAATCGCCGCCCGACTGACCAGCCGTCCATAAGATTGATTCATAAATACTCCCGCTATCAACTGACGGTAGTATAACGGAAGCAAATCATCTGCAATGCATTAAGCACCAGGCAAATTGAGGATAAAAAAACCCCCACATCATGTGGGGGAAGACAGGGATGGTGTCACAAAAAAGCACCTAACCTGATGATATAAATGGATTTATGTCAACCGCTGTCCACATAGCGTCCACATCGACCAAAAATAGCCCCTCAACTGAGGGGCTATTTTTGTGATCACATCCACATAATTTGCTGTCCTGACGGCAACGGGTGCGGCCTTACGGCGTGGACTTCTCCCGGCTTCACGATGTATCTCTGTACCGACTCATAGGTGATGAACGTGGCGCTGCAATTCACGTTCTGACACTGGTGATAACGCTCTTTTGTCGTGTCAGTGATATAGCGGCTTGTACGCGCATGTGCGGCATGCTGGCATAAAGGACAATGAAACATCGCGAGCACCTCTTCCGGTTTTGTCGATGGTGCCATTTTAGTTAATTTACCCTTATAAAACAAACAGATAAAACAAAAACATCACTCATCATCTTCTGTTTCGTACTCCACATCAGAAAGCCTGACCTCAAGCTCCAGGGACGTCGTGAAGCCGCTATTATTCAGAAAATGTGTCACCTTAGTGATTGTCCAGTCCTGCTCGTCTATGACGCGCTTAAAGCCTGACACTTTGACCGGCGTTTCCGTGTAAATATCTGCCCGACCGGTAGCCAGACTGATGGAGAACTCCGCGACGCCCCGTTGCAGTTTGTCCCACTTCGCCTGAGCGGCGCGCATGGCCTGCGCTTTCGTGGCATATACCGTGGTCAGGGCAAAAACGTTGTCAGCCTCACCGGCCATGTATTCACCTTCGCGCGCTTCCGGTACTTTTGGCGCTTTCTTCTGCCTGACCGGTTTTGCTTTCGGGTGCTCCAGTGCGCGCAGGTGTTTCTCTTTCTTTTTGCGTTTCAGTTTTACCTTCTGCTTTTGAGGCTTCGGGTCTTTGGTGTGTAACCACTTTGCCGTTACACCGGTGTAGGCTCCACGGTCAGCAATCGCAAAATGGTGACGGTCGCCATCGCTGCGGGTGATGGTAATCTGCGGGATTTTTTTACCGCTGGCCGTCACCCCCTGCCCCGCTTTGAGAAACAGCAGTTTTCCCATTTTTACCGACACCTCACCGCCGTTGCGTTCTGCAAGACGGGTCAGGAATTTCGCATCGGACTCCTGCGACTGGTCGATGTGCGGGATTTTAATTCCGGCCAGTGACGGAGCGATACTGGCTTCCAGCTTGTTACGGGAGGCTATCGCCTCAACAATCGCACCGAGCGTGGTGTCATGCCAGGAGCCTTCACGGCGGGAATTGAGCGTCCCGCGAAAATCTGCACTCCGGGCGCGGATGGTAACCACATCCGGCGCGCCCCGGTGTTCAACCTCATCAACGGTAAATTTCCCTTTGCATACCAGGGCAAAACCTTTCCAGCCGATATACACCGTCAGGACAGCGCCACGAATCGGTAGCCCGACCTGCCCGTCGGCATCGTTCAGTTCAATATCAAGCTGGTCAGCCTCAAAGCCCCGGTTATCCGTCAGGGTCATGCTCATCAGACGGTCGCTGATATTGCCGGTAATATCCCTGCTGTCGAGCATCAGCATGTAATCCGGCGTCAGCGTACTGCCTGCATCAAATGTCAGCGCATCCAGCATTATCCCGCCCCCGTCATACCCGTGAATTTAGTCGCCATACTGCCAGCCTTACCGATGAGCGATTCCGCCTGTTTACCGATATCGCCATAAAGCGCGGCCAGTGACTCATCAACGCGGGTGAGCGACAGCGTAAAATCAATTTTCCGTGGTGTGCCGTCTGCAAAGAAAATACTCCCTGTTTCACTCACCTTGCTGATGACATACATGCCGTAAATCATGCCGGTGCCATCCAGCAACGGCCACGCCCGACCTTCCTCTGCCATCAGCCTGAGCGTGGTCATCGTCAGCTTTCCGCCGGTCAGCTCGGGATAAAGCACACCGGCAAGCGTGATGTTTTCCTCGCCAACACCGAGAAACTGAAAGGCATCCCGTTTACCGATACGGGAATTTGACGGCCAGCGATAATCTGATTCACGCTGCATGGTCTGGTGTGGCAGCGTCTGGCGCATAAAAACAAACATACCTAACGCGAGCATCATTTTTCGTCACCTCCTTAACCGTCATGCATCATGCTGGCACGGGCGCGCGCACGTTTATCCCGCTCGTATTTTTCGAGCGCATCCTGTAACTGGCGGTCAAGCTGTGTTCCCGGCGCAGAACCACCCGTCAGGTTAATGTGATATTCGTTTTTACTCTGGTCTACATAAGAGCGGCCAGCCGGTGCCGTAACCGGCTGATAAGCCTGATAGCCTGCATAAGAGCTGGTCGCCGGAATATAACCACCGCTGCCATACGTGGCGGCTTGAGTTCTGGCGGCGGTCTGGTCAAGTGTGTCTGACTCTTTGTTGATAACACCGAGTTTTTCCAGTACCCAGTCAATGCCGCTGCGTAATTTGTTGAACGCATTAAGCGGCAGCATCAGCGCGTCAGCCAGTGCCTGCCCGAACATGACGCCAGTATCACGGCAACGGTTCAGGGTGTCCTGGGTGGCTTTGACCGGGGCAATCAGGTTTTTAAACCACTGCCACGCGGCCTGTAACTTTTCGCCCAGCCAGTCAAACACCGGCTTCAGTGGCGTGAACAGTTCCCCCACCGGCGCAAATGCCGCTTTCAGCCCTTCAACCACACCGCCAAAGAATGCGCTGACAGGCTCCCAGTATTTACGGATAAGCAACGCCCCGGCGACAATGGCAGCCACCACGGCCACAACCGGCCAGCTAATCGCCCCGATGGCCGTCATAACGGCACTACCAACCGTCGTGAAGATTGCACCCATTGCGCCTGCTGCCGCGATGATGGCATTGATGCCGGTGATAACCGGCCAGGCTACAAGACCAATTGCACCGATGATGCCAATAAGCGCCAGCGCGCCACCGGCAATGATGCCGATGGTTGACGCCAGTGATTTGTTTTTCTGGATCCAGCCGTCGAGTTTTAACACATACTTTGTGACCGTCTGCGTGAGCTTACGCAGTGCGCCTTCCTGCTGGTCAAACAGGTCAGTCCCCACCGCCTCATAAGCGGACTGAAACTCCTTAAAGTCGCCGCCGAGGTTGTCCTGCATGATATTTACCAGCTCGGCGGTCTTCCCGTCTGAGGCTTTAAACGCAGCGGTCAGTTTGTCCAGCTTTCCGGTTGAGGCGGCAGTCATCAGCACGGCGGCGGCTGAGCTGGCCTCCTCCCCGAAAATGGTTTTCATGTATTCAGCCTGCTGGGCAGTACCGAGCCGGTTTTTCTCAAAACTGGCCTGCATTTCTTTCAGAATGGTAAATACTGGTCGGGTGTTTCCCTTACTGTCTGAGGTTTTCACACCAAGCTCTTTCAGTGCATCCCATGCTTTTCCCGTCGGTGCCTGCAGGCGGCTTAACACGGCACGGCTTCCCGTCCCCGCCATTGAACCGGTAATTTTTGCATCATGCAGTGCCCCGACCATTGCGGCGGTTTCTTCAATGCTGACACCGGCATTTTTTGCCACAGGTGCGGCATAGGTCAGCGCATCGCTCATGCCGTCAAAATCGGCGGCGGTTTTGTTCATCGTCATGGAGAGAACATCCCCGATATGAGCGACCTTATCGTTTGAAAGCTGAAAGGCGGATTTCATCCCCATCAGCAGGGCGGCGTTTTCTTCCATCGTGCGGCGGTTCGCCAGCGCCATGTTCAGCGTGACCGGCGTTGCCGCCTGAATGGCATCAACATCCCCACCGGCTTTCGCAATGATAATCTGTGCACCGGCCGCATCATCCGCCGAGGCGGCGGTATTGTCGCCGAGCTGGCGCGCCTGTTTGCGTAGTGCGGCCATTTCGGTGGAGTCTTTTGCCACTCCGAGCACAGCCTGTAATTCTGAGTTTTTCTGCGCAAACTCATAACCGGGCATCAGCAACTTAACTCCGGCCATCGTTCCCGCAGCAGCAATCCCCACACCGGCAGCGCCCACTGAGGCCATATTTCCGGCCAGCTCCTTTCCTGCCTGATAACGCTGTTTTACTGCGTTAAGTTTTGCCTGTTGCGCACTGACACGCGCCAGCGCGTCACGCTGCCGGTTAAGCTGTGCGGTGGTTTCACTGATACGGTTTTTCAGCCCCTGCTCATCATGTGCAAGATTGCGGGTATTAATTCCCACAGCGGCCAGTTCCCGCTGCTGGCGTTTAACGGAATCCGTCAGGCGGTTATATTTCGCCTGTAAGTCCTCCGCCGCACGCTTTGCGGATTCCAGCACTTTCGCCTGAGCACGGGTCGGACGTTCGGTGTTTTTAAACTGTGTGGCAAGGGCTTCGGCTTCCTGCCGAGCCTTTTCAAGTGCATGACCAGTCACGGCGAGCTGTGCACTGGTCTTGCGAAATCCCTCAATACGGGATGCCTGACCGTTCAGCTCGCGCAGTGATTTTTGTGTTTCCCGGATATCCCCCGACAGCGACTTGCTCGCTGTGCGGATGGATTTAAACGGGCGGGATGCCTGGTCAACAGCCCTGAGCAATACCTGTAATTTTACATTGTTACTCATTCGTGTTTCCGCTTCGCCGGAGCGCCTTTTCGCGCCATGTGATGAGTTCGGTCAGGCTCATGGGATACAGTTCTGATGGCGGCCAGTGAAATATCACTGCCACATCCGCCATCAGGTCATCGACCGACAGATTTTTCGGGAACGTTACCGCACCGAGTTCGGCGACAAAAAACCGACCACCTTACCGGCCAGCGCCACAAGGTCAGGCAGTTCCAGCGCGGCGACTTCCTGCTCGGTCAGCATCGGTGCCGTCATGCGCGGCAGCACCTTAATCAGTGCATCGACTTCTGAGTTTGCGACCGCAGCCAGACTGACACCGCGCAGCGTCCCCGCACTGGGTTTCATCAGCGTGACCTGTTCGATAACCTGCTCACCACGTTTGACCGGATTGTCCAGGGTAATGACGTTTTCTTTGTTCATGGTTTTCTCACTTCTGAATCGGGGTTAACCGGTCAGCCAGGCTGACCGGATGAAAATCACAGGCCGATATTGCGGCGGTGTTGCTCCAGCCGGTCGACGCCGTTCACCTTCTCAATCATGTTGATGGTGTCGATTTCGACCAGCTCCTTACCGTCCATCGTCAGCCGGAAATAGGTGCAGACCACGGAGATTTTCGACTCGGTGTCTTCTCCCTGTTTACCCTCGCCAGTGTCGATTTCTTTCTGACGTCCACGCATGACCACCTCGACGGCCACCGTTTCGCCGGTATCGTCACGCTGGTAAGAGCCTGCAAAACGAATCGGGACGGCATCCACGCCGGTTGCGGCGTAAAGCTCCCAGATAACCGAATCCGGGAAGCCCCCGAGAGACCACTCCATTGACAGCGCATCGTCATCAAGGCCGAGGTCTACCGGTGCGCTGCCGTTCATCCCCGCACCGCGATAGTTTTCGAGCTTACGGGTCAGTTTTGGCAGCGTGACGGACTTTGCAACGCCCTGATAGCTGTAGCCGTTCAGAAAGACGTTCATTAACTTGAGTTTGCGCGGCATTGCCATCGGTCAGGCTCCTTAATTGCTGTTAACCGAAGTGACCAGATTTGCCAGGTATTTATCGGTAATACGCTGGCGCAGGGTCAGGTTTTCGAGAGGAGGCACCGGTGTATAGTCGTAGTCGATATACAGTTTTCCGGCCTTGAGGGTTTCCGCATCGTTGGATTCTTCGCTGAACCAGCAGGTCGCATCCACGATATAGCCGTTTGTTTTCAGCTCACGGAATTTGGCATTGATGCCGTCAACGATGTCGCGAATAAGCGTTGCGGTGATGGGCTTGTCCACCGCCCACATGTGCGCCTCAGCCATCGTGTCGGCCAGCACCTGCGCGGTGCGGGTGTAGTTTTCAAAGAGGAACAGCGGGTCATCAGAGCAGGTACGGTTACCCCAGAAGAGGAAACCGTCGCGGCGAATCAGCGTAGTGACGCCTGACTCGTTAAGCAGGTCAGCATCGGTGCCGGACTCCTGCAAATCCCAGAAGACAGATGCGCTGATGCCGGTAACACCGTTTACCCCGACGTTGGACAGCGTTTTATGCCAGCCCTGCTCCTGGTCGATTTTAGCGCGCAGACCCAGCGCACGGGCGGTGGCATACGCGGTGGCGGTGGTACTGGTGACCGTATCCCATGCGAGGAAATCCGGCCAGATGACCATCAGCTCACGCTGGCTGAAATTCTGGCGGTAGGCTTTCACCTCGGAAATAGTTTTACAGCCCCATGCGCTGATATACCCGAAAGCGCGCAGCTTCTGACAGACTGATGCCAGTGCAACAGCCACCTCTTTGGTATCCAGTCCCGGCACGCCGAGAATACGCGGTTTAACACCAGTTACCGACTCCGCCGCCAGCAGGGCTTTCAGTCCGGTGTACTGACCGTTTTCGTCGGTGGTGCCGATGATATTGGAAACGGTCTGCGCGAGTTTCGTTTCCTCGTCGTCGCCGGTGCCGTCTTCCACACGCACGACAACGGTGACCGGTTTTGACTGGTCGGCGATAGCCTGCAACGATGCCGCCAGCGTGCCTTTTTTACCGGCCTTTGCAATCGCGCTCTGCACATTGGTAATCAGCACCGGTTTATTGAGGGGGAAGGTTTCCGCATCCGCATCGCTGGCCGTGCAGACCATGCCGACAATGGCCGTGGATACGGTGGAAATGACGCGGGTGCCGTCGTTAATCTCCAGCACCTGCACGCCGTGATGATAGTCACTCATCCGTTTAACTCCGTGGTTAATGGGTGCAACTATTTTCTGTTGTGCAGAGCATGAGACGCTATTTGACCTGGCTGGTCAGTGGATGAAACAACAGATAAAGAAAAGGCGGGCAATTCGCCCGCCTGTCCTGATTTGTACTCACTCATTTTCCGCCTGACAATTTACATAGCCCAAATGCTATCAAATCTGACAGTCTGCTTTGAGCGAGAAACGGACGTTATAGATAGTGTGTTAAGGTTTTCTCTTTAATTGCAATGTCATATCCTCAACGACCAAGCAGTGACATTTTTCGTTATTATATGGTATTGTGTTAGAATTAATTTATTGATGCGAAATCATTCAAAGCTTCATTGGTACTTATATTTAACTTATAATCTTAATTAAAGAATTTCTTATTTTTAGATATTTTTATGCAAATACTTAATGAAAGGAGGCATAAATTTGGATACTAATAGTCCATTAATTGAAGTCGAGCAGAACACTTCAGATATATATATTCCGTTGCAAGCCTGGTTCGAGGGGAGAAAATTCCTTTCACACAGATTTTCGGGCCAAAACTGTAGTGATAATCCATCAAGTGATTGGGAGGCTTGGTTATCAATACAGGAATGCTGTCCTCTCCATCAGGTCAATAGTCTTAACTGGGTCGGACTGCATGAAGCTAGGAAAAATACAGATTCATTCTTGGGGAATGTGAAGAGTGAATTTAATGGAAAGCTTCCCATTTTTATTCATGAAAAGGAGAGGGTGATAATCGAAAAAAAAATCGGCATTCCTCCCAAACCCTCATTACCAATCTATTTAATATCATGCTCTGATATGGATGATACCAATGAACACATTGTTTATGTCGGAAAAACCGTTAACTCCAAAAGGTTTATTGGCGGTCACTCGGCTGCCTTAAAGTTGCTAGATCCCAAATATAATAATATGAAAAAGAGGATATATAGAGCCACCCCATGGTTTTATGATGGAAAAGACTATATTTCACTGGATTGGATTAGTCCGACATCATTAGCTATAGAATTACTTGACTTTATAGAGTCTCATCTTATTTACAATCTCAAGCCGGAACTCAACACATCGAAGAAAAAAAATGAAGATACACGTTATTCTTTTTATCTTCACATTCAGAACTTTTTATCAACAGGCTTTCTTGATGATGAGTTTATTTAATATCATTACTTATTAACATAGTAGAGATTAAACTACGTCCGCTCCTGGCAAGCAGCGGACATTGCTGGCTGAGTTGAGGGTCCGCTGTGAGCGAGGAGCGGAAGTTCAAAATTATTCATAACGACTGATGAGAACAACACTAATTTTCGAACTTACTGGTACAAAAAATTTCCATAATCTTATAAAAAGTGGGGGAGTCAGTATGGTTCAATATTTGAAATACTACTTGTTTATGTTGAGAAAATTTTAAGCTTGACCTGGTTACCAGATTACAGCCGATCAACACCTAGACATCGAAACTTAGAGGTACCTCTGCTTTCAGGCATGCTTAGAGGTCTATGTCTAAACCACCCGCTATGCAGGTGGTTGATTTACCTAATTCGGCCTTGCTTGAATAGCAGACTCTATAGCTGCTCGGAATTCCGGGGCATCAGTTCTTAATCGATAATCATCAAGGGTATTGAATATTTCTAGAAGTTCTCTACGATAATGCGGCGGTGCTGAATTACCTTCGCCTCTAGTGGTGAAAATTAATAATGAGTCAGCGACGTCTTTTAATTTTTTATTCCTTTTCAATCTAATATAACAAGATACAACTATATCAAGAATATGTTTTTTAGATTTCAAGGTGAGTTTTTTATTAGGCATAACCAACTGCAGCATAGCACCAAGTAATTTGGTAGCCTCTTTTGAAATATAATGAAGATCGAAATTATCTATTTCTTTATTTTCTTGAGGAATCTCCTTTTCATCTATCCATTCGCATTGTTCTGCCCAATCTGTAGCGACGCTAAATAAATGACAGAGAAGGAAGTGAAAAGGTGTTTCCCATTCACCACTATATTCATCCGATTGCCTATTCATATTCTTTATAATTTTCCTTGCAAAATATGAATAGTAATGCAACCATAAATGATCCTGAAGACCCTGGTGAATACCTTCATGAACCATAATTTCAAACAGCGTGACACCTGAGTAAATAGGACATTTATATTTTGAAGCATCGTAATAGGAACCTAAAGACTTATTAAGTGCAGCAATAATTTTTTCATCTTCATCTAACCTCCAGTAGAGATAGTCACCGATATCACGGTATATTGCTAAATCAGCTGCAAACTTAGCATTGGAAAAGAAAAAATGTAATATACGGTTGTTTTTTGGAATCAATAAACGATGTCCTCGACTAACGTTAAGATTATTTTTAAGCTCAACATATAGACGACTGTTAGGTGAACCAAGTAATGCACTGATAAAATTAGAAGTAAAGTCAGAACGAACTATTGGCTCGATCTTGATTAACTCAAGGCAGAGGGATGGGTGCGCAAGTGCAAAGTGATTGGTAAGTTCAGGTGATGAGACAATATTTAACAATGCTTCATGTGCATGTTCAGCAGCTGTCTCGCGATTAGAGATGCGGAGATTGTTAGCTATCTTATCACAAAGTCGATTCTTCACAGGTCTATCAATTATTGATATTAATTTTTCTAGTTGAGGTGCCAACAATTGTGCCAGATCGTCGTATCGTTTAGTAAGGTGCAAATTTTCCACTAACTCTAGAAATATCCCTGTTCTTCCAATTGAGAGTTTAGGGTTTTTTAAGCGAAATAAAATGTAAATAGCAACTGCGAGTGATATCAGGTATACGGCACTTGAACTATCTAATCCCCATTTCCAGGGGCCAAAGCTAAAATATAAGTCTAGTGATTTTAAAGCCGGTGCAAACACCAAATAATTGCTTAGTAAGAATGCAAACCCAACAATTACCCAATCCCACCACGCTAGGCAGAACCTTAAACGTAGTCGAGCGTTTGGCGTAATAAGGGCCCATACAGCAGCAATAACGCCCAATATGGTAAGTAGACTTGATGTATCAATTTTGGTTGGCGGTGTCATAATTTCTCTTGTAATCATTGTTTGATGTACATCGGAATGGTTTCAAATGATAAGGCTCTGTGTATGATAAATCAGAACGTTATGCACGTTTAAGAATACCCTCAAAATGGCACATTTTAATCTAAAAATGGCATTAAATGGACACTACTTGTCCACACAAGTTTTTTTTCAGTCGGCTTTTCCCGACTAACGTTTGGGGTGTCCTATTGAAACTACGCTCCTTATAAAAGCAATACTGTAGCTGTATGTTTATCAAAGGGGTTGTGCTAACCAAATTACTGAAGCCTAAGGTCCGATCTTGGCACAGAGCGGACTGTCAGATCAGGCTTTACTCTGTGCCATAGATATGTAAGCTCACACCAGAGCTCATACAACTTATTGTGGCATTTCCGGCCATTCGGGATTTGCAGGATCCACACGACTGACCAGAACGCTGTAGAGTTCCCATGCTTCCAGTCGTGTGCGCTCCTCATCCGTCGCCATATTCAGCCTGACAGCGCGTTCCAGCGGCAAAATTACGGATTCAGCATCTGCAAGAAGTCTGGCTTTCCGGTTTTCTGCCTGCTGCTGCAATTCCTCTGCCGTATAAATGCGTTTAATCACTTTGCCGTCCTTAAACATCCAGTTCCCTGAAATATCCGCCCGTCGGTTAGCAGTAATATCCGCCACTTCAACCACACTTAATCCATCTGGTCTGATAGCTGTCACATCCTTTTCCACATAGCGGATGATATTATCTTTGTCGTACGCTATTTTTATCGTGTCATCAGCAAAATACTTTTGTTCTTCGTACCAGTTCTTACCATCTTCTGAAAAAAACCAGACAACATCAAAGTCCTTTGTCAATTGATATTGTTCAACCGTTTTTGGATTACCTGCCGTTATATTTATCAAATGCTGCATAAATTATACCTGCGCCACGTTGTACCATGTCCCGTTAATGTATTTCTGCACCGGTCTGTAATATACGCCACCAATGTTATCGGCAGAGTTTGAGCCGGTATCCTGAACAATAATGCCGGTATATACACACCCGGACGGTGCCTGATGTGTCCATGTCATGCCATTGTTCGCAGGTTTGTATGTGGCGGCACCACCAAGCCGGAGATCCCTGACATAGCGGGAGTCAAAATTGCTGAAATTTGATGGTATCACCTGCCCGGTAACTCGTAGTGCATCAGACTTAAGCGTCATCAGATCTTTTGTTGTGCTGCCAGACCTGATGCGCCATTTAAAATATTCATTGCCATTATCACCAGTTTCAAACCACATGAATGAGTCAGAATCAGCATCTGAATCATTTTTAAATCCAATTTTCGCCCAGTCAGTGTTTCTTTCCCAAATCAGGAAGGCATCATTGATAAATTTTATGCTGCCTGACATGCTTCCGCCTGATAATGCCAGAGCAAGAATATCCGCAGGTGTTGGCTTTCGTGATGTGGTATAAAACTCTGACCAGTCAGCCTCAAATCCATACCCATCACGTGCCGACCTGTAAAAAATCCCCCTGTTTTTATAATCCACAAGAAACTGCATTGCCGGACAACTTCCCTCACCCGTGTAAAAATGCAGCACCATTTTTGATGCTCCGCCATCCTGTGCACAATAAGCACCACTGTCCCAGTTCCATCCTACTGCTTTATTATTTGCAACCGTATTTCCTGTTTTCCCTAATGCAAAAGCCGGTTGCTTATTTTTCGTATTGTAGTCGCGTCGCCAGCCCGGCGCATAATCAGCTCCGTGATTGATATACGTGAATTGCGCACTGGTGGTACCACCACTGCTTGATGTACTCGGAGTGGTCACACGAATGGTCATTGCTGCTTTAACGCCCATAACCTCAATCACGCAACCTGCAAGATGAATCGTCCCACAGTCAGTATCGGTAATAATTTTGTTATTACCGTATGACCAGGAACACTTGCACATCCAGTAGGGATGATTAAAGGCTCCCTGAGACTCTAGCCAGTCAATAAACTGCGCGGTTGTCCAGTTTCCGGCTTCAGTGCTCAAAGCACCGCTATAAGCACGACAGGCACCGATATTTTTCGTGAAGGTATCCTTTCCCGGAATATCCGCACCGTTCTGATCTTTCTGAAGACGTTTTTCAGCGTTGTCATAGGCAGACTTCACCGCTTTTGGTGTTGCGGCCAGCGTTTCAGAATCGCTGTTGATGGCACTACTTAGCTGGACAAGACCTTTTCGCGCTGTGGTGGCATCCTGTGCAGTGTATTTCCCGTTAGCAAGGTCATACGCTGTCTTAACCGCCTTTGGTGTTGCCGCAAGCGTTTCAGAGTCGCTGTTGGTGGCGCTACTGAGCTGAACAAGGCCTTTTCGCGCGGTGGTGGCGTCCTGTGCAGTGTATTTCCCGTTAGCAAGGTCATATGCGGCCTTTACCGCCTTTGGCGTTGCCGCAAGCGTTTCAGAATCGCTGTTGGTGGCGCTACTGAGCTGAACAAGGCCTTTTCGCGCCGTAGTGGCATCCTGCGCAGTATATTTCCCGTTAGCAAGGTCATATGCGGCCTTTACCGCTTTCGGCGTTGCGGCGAGCGTTTCAGACGTACTGTTGGTCGCACTGCTTAACTGAGTAAAACCTTTTGCGGTCAGCGAGGCGTCCGGGTGACGTCGTGACTGTTCATGCTCTGCAATCTTGTCATCAACGTAATCCTGCGTTGCCATCACCGTTGTGGTGTCGATAGTCAGCTCCACTGAGGCCACACTGCTGACGATGATGACCATGCGGCAGGTCTGCGAACGCCCTGAGCCTTCGGCAAGGGCAGGCTTATAACTTTCGGCCATGTTCGCCACGGCAATTAACGTTCCCGCATCATCGTACAGGCCAAGCTCACGCATCCAGAAACCGCCCACCTCCGGCGGAATAACCAGCTCTGCGATAATATAATTACTGTTTCGTTTGTCCTGGCTGATTTTGTTCAGCGCATGTCGCCAGACTTCATGGATAAGCCCGGTCTGTCCGGCATCCGGGACAGGCAATTTACCCCCGCCATCCCCGACGGCCATCGTGGTAATGTTGACCTTCCGCCCTCCCGGTGCGGTTGCCGCTGCCAGCTTTGCTGCACCGGCAGTGGTGATAACGGTTCTGAATTTTGTGCTCATTATTCCTCACTTATCCGGGGTAAACCGTAATTACATCGCCGTCATAAGCCACACTACCGGCGAACAGGTAGCCGGGAATGTCCCGGGTAATGTTCAGGCCAATAAGGTGGCGGCTTGCAGGTTTGGCATCAGCAATCAGCCGTTCCATTTCCTGATACATTGCCTCTGTGATGCCGCTTTCCAGTACACCAATATCAAGCCGGAAGGTGCCCGGCGGGTCACTGGTTTCCCACCACTCCGTCACGTTGATGAGATAGCCCAGCGGCTCCACCACACGCCGGATTGCACCTATAGTGCCTTTATGACAGTGGATGAAATAGGCATCGCGAATAACGGCGCGTTTGGTCGCTTCCGGCCACTTTTCATCCCACCTGTCGACCGAAAACGCCCACGCCAGCCACGGAAGCAGATTTGCCGGACAGGTATCCGGGTTCCACTGCTCACGAATACTGACCGGCGTTTTTTCAATTTCCGCACAGGCTTTTGCGGCGGCGACTTCAAGCGGTGATGAGCCGGTCGGCAGCAGTCGCGAATCACTCATCCGAGCCTCCGGTCACGACGCAGTATTCGGTACAGAAAGACGCCTGCGTACTGTTGAGCACGATGTCGGCCAGTGGTGCCGCCAGCTCGACACGCTGCACGCCCTCCACATGCAAAGCGGCATAAATGGCAGACAGACGGATGTCGCGCCCCAGCCGGTGCTGTGCCGTGATGTACGCTTCCAGTTTTTTCACGGCGGCAGCGCGTATGGGTTCGCTTTCGGGACCAGGGTAAAGGTAAAGCGTGGCGTTTATCTGGTATTCAACGATGGCGGCAGACTGCACGGTCACGCGGTCGGCCACCGGCCTGACGTCCTCGCCATTCAGGGCGTTACGCACCACCGCCAGCAGGTCTTCGGATGCGACACCGTTATTCTCACGTGACAGCACAGAGATGGTGACGCAGGCCGGAGACGGACTGGTGACAGAGATATCCGCGACACGCCCGTCAGCACTGCGACCATGATACTGATAGGCACCCACCGACCCGGCGACGCTTAAACCTTCAAACGCCTGCTGAATACGCAGACGATAATCGGTGTCAGATTCCATCACTGCCGGTGTCGGCGGGAGGGTCGAATCATCTGCCGGGGTGATAGTCAGGCGCGTGGTGTTGTAATTGGCACCAATCACATCAAGGTCATTACCGGCGGCACAGGCCAGCATCACCGCCCGTGCGGCCTCATTCACACGCTGACGCCAGATAAGCTCACGATAAGCATTTTCCTCCAGCAGTTTGACGAGAGGCTCGGATTCCAGCGTCAGGGTACGGGCGACCGCCTCCTGCTGGTCTTCCGGGTAAAGGGAAATCAGTGTCGCCTTGCGTTCGGCGAGAATGGTTTCAAAGTCCAGCTCCTCGACCACATCCGGTGCGGGTAGCTGGTTCAGGTCGATAATCGGCATGGTTTCAACTCACAGGGATGGTTAACGAAAGTGGCTGGCCGGTGTCGTTGTGCTGGCCGGTTAACGTGACCGTCATTCGCCCGTCAAAACTGCGCTCAGTGGTGACGGATGACAGGGTGACGCGGGGTTCCCATTTCAGCACTGCCATGTAACAGGCGACCTTAATCTGCAACTCAAGCGCCGGAGTCTGCGGCTGGTCAATCATTGACGCCAGCAACGAGCCGTAATCACGACGCATCACCCGTGAGCCGACAGGTGTGCGCAGGATATCGCCTATACTCTGGCTGATATGCTCAAGGTCAGTGACAGTCAGGCCATCACTGCGATTCATTCCGAGATAACGCGCTGTCATAGAGGGCTCCCGGTTGTGCCGCCGCTGTCGCCGGGGTGTTTATGGGTATGCAGTACCTTACCGTTTGATGAGAGTTCACCGCCGGTGTGTTCAATGTTGCCGCGCATCGTCCCGCCCTTCTGCACTTCCAGCGTGCCGGTAATCAGCCTGTTGGTGCAGACCACCTCCGGTGTGTCCAGGGTGACGCGGGTTGATGCTTTCACCATGACCACCGGCACCGTGGCAGTAACAGAATCAGAAGCCGTCACGCTGGCCGTTTTAATTCCGCTTACCGTGAGTGCACTGGTTTCGGGTTCATACTCAATCACCGCCCCGTCAGGGAAACGGATATGCAGGGCATCCGCCGACGCAGACGGCGCGGGGTTATCGCCGGAATAAATCCCCGGCAGAACAAACGCCGTGTCAAGTTCACCGCCCACGCCAGAATCAGCACCTGCTCCCCCACGGAAGGTGCCCACCATGTGCGCGAACGCCCGGCACGACAGGTCAGCCACTGAAGCCAGTCGGTGCACATGCCGCCGGTCTGCACACGGCAGCGACCGGCTTTAAGGTTGGTTTCGACGACAAGGCCGGTGCGGATCATGTTGCGCAGTGCGCGCGCGAGTTCCTGGATATTTGCGAGAGTGTTCATAACGGGAAGGATGCCGCCGGGTCATACCGGCGGCAATGTAACGATGAGGTGTCGGGAATGGCACAACTAACGGTCGAGGTGAGCCAGGATAATCTCTTCAATCATCTGCACATCCTCACCGGTAAAGCCGAGCAGAGGACGCGCCGGATAATCAATTTTCTTACCGTCTTTCCGGGTTTCTTCCGACAGACCGAACTGATGCACACTGGCTATTTTCGGTGACTTCCCGCCGTAAAACTCCATTGATGCCTGTTCAGGGCTGGCGCGGATATGCAAAAAACGACTGGTGATAAGTTTCGCAAACATTTTTCGCTTAACGCGACCGGTCTTTTTTCTGGCGCTCTGCTGCTGGCGTGGCACGTAGGGTGTGCCGTCCGGGGCTTTCTGTGCCATCACCCGACGCTGCTGACTCTGCCGCAGACGTTTCGCCAGTTCGGCGCTCAGTCGCCGACGCCCTGACGGTGACAGCGATTCGATCAGTCCGGTCAGCCGGTCTTCAAAACGCTTAAACTCATTCATCCCACTTACTCACCAGTTCACCATTGATATAAAGCTCCATCGGGCGGGTGACCGGCTCCGGCGGCGGAGGTTCCGGGATATTCTTCACATGCAGCGCGCCGTCCACCTCACTGACCAGCGTGCGCTCGGTCAGCATCAGGCTGATACTGATATCAAAGCTGCTGTCATTGTTGATGTCTGCATAAAACGTGAAGCCCTTTTTCTGGCCTTCGTCGGTGGTCATGATGTCGGGCTGATTTTCCCGCAGCCACGCCAGCACCGGCACGATGAGCAGGTCAAAATCACCGGTAAAGTCGGTCACAATGACATTGAGCGTGTAACGCTTTTCGAATGACAGCGACGTCGCCAGTGTGGAGGCAATACTCCCGTTATCCACGAATATCCGAAGCATCTCTGGACTGGTTTTCAGCACCGTGACGGCATCAGTCAGCGCCCTGCGCAGGCTGTCGGGTTTGAGCATCGTTTTCGTCCTGACAGTGTTTAATCATTTTTACCTGGCTGGCACAGCGTGCCAGCGCGTTCTCAAGCTGCCGGATATCAGCACTTAAATCGCCGTTCGTCTGCGGGTCACTGCCCGGCATCGGGCAAAGGCTCACTTTCGGGCAGGCGTTGGCGACAATCACTGGCGTCGGTGCAGGCCGGGCGCTGGTGCAACCGGCGCACAGCATCAGGCAGGTCAGCACCGTACCAGCGGCGAAAATCTTCGTTTTCATTCAGTAACCTCGTGATGGTTTTCTCGCGCTGTGCTTCACGCTTCGCGGCGTTCTCCAGTTCCTGACGCAGTGCCACCTGCGCCAGCTCGTTTTTGTCTGCCCTGGTGAGTGCAACATGAAGCTGATTTTTCAGCATGGTGATGGTCGTCTGCTGTTCACTGGCGACGTTATTCGCCCTGTCCAGCGAGGCGCGCAGGCTGGCATTTTTGTGTTTCACCAGAAACAGACCGGCCACCGCCAGCGATAACAACACGACCAGCACAGTCATCAGCTTTGACATAGTTCCCGCCCCTCAAGACGCTGACGGCAGGCCGTACGTATCAGCCGGAAGAACAGCGACGCCACGAGATAAATCAGCGCGGTAAAAATCCACCCGGCAGCGACCAGCGAGATAAACGTCGTCACCATCACCACCAGAGCCGCCGCCCGTCTGCGCCACGGCACCGGCTGCAAAAACAGCGACGTGACAATCTTCACGGCCAGCGATTCCGGCGGCAGCTCCCGTCCGTAGCGCTCAAGTACATACTCAGTGGCATACACCCCGACACCACCGGCAACCACACAGATAACTGTCGCCAGAATCGCCCAGGCAGCGACAAAACTGACGGCCACGCTCTGCGGGTAAATCAGGGACAGTGCCAGCATCAGCGCCAGCGACACGTTCAGCATCAGTGAAAGGGATAATTTCTTCATGGTGTTTACTCCGTTTAAGCTGGTACGCCGCCAGCGGTACGCCAGACGGTGACCAGTTTTTCCAGTGAATGCTCACGCTGACCGTAACCGGCACCCGGCAGAGACGCCCAGATATTGCGACAGCGTGAAATGGCGCGCTCAATGCGTCCCGCCCGGATGTCATCCAGTGCACCGCGTTCGCGGATCAACTGAATGGCGAGCCTGTCCTGTGACAACGGACTGAAATCCGGCAGGGCAAGCTGTTTGCGGTAGTGCGGCCAGAACAGGTAAAGCTGCTGATAGCGACCGGAGGCCGTGGATTTTTCACCGCGACGGTTAAACACCTTCGCCGGTCGGCCATGTGCGAACGGGTGGTCACTGTAGTCGGTGAAGATTTCCGGCTTCCCGTCCAGTCCGGTGACGATCACGTCATAGCCCCGGTTTTTCGTCAGCGGATGATTCGCCGTCCCTTCGGACACGGCCAGCATGTCGAGAAAGGCCGCGATATTCTGATGCGTGTTAATTACCGGCATTACGGTTTCCCCCTGCCCTTAAAGCGGCGCTGAATGGCAATCTCAATCACCTGATAACCGGCGATACCCAGCATGGAGCCGATGCCGCACACCGCAGGCAGTGACAGGTCAGGAAACTGCACCAGAACAACACCGGCAACCATCGAGACAAAACCACCGAGCAACATGCGCCCGATAAACAGACGCGGGGTGATGGGTTCACCACCGGCAAGCACCTTGCCGACAACAATCAGCACCCCAATCATGAAAAGCGACAGGACGCTTTTTTCTTCTGCTGTCATGCGTTACTCCCACAGATTGACAGTTTCAGCCACGGGCGCGGTCTGAACGTCGGGCAGTTCGACGGCGGTGCCGTGCGGCAGCACCGCACCCAGTTCAGCCAGTCCCGGATTTGCGGCGAGCACGGTCTCAACCACGCCCTCAGTGCGCCCGTAATACCGGACACAAATGGCGTCGAGCGTGTCGCCCTGTAGCGCAAAGGTCTTCATCAGATTTGACTCACGATGCAGCGTGGCTTGTCCTGGATGCGCGCCACCGCCCAGCGCATATCCCGCCACAGCTCATCAATGGTGCTGTCAATGCTGTCGGCCTTCTTGTCGCCTTTCGCACTGGCATCCACGCCGCGGTAACGCTCATAAAGCGACGCGGTCGCCATCGCACACACGGCGCGCTCGTAGTAAAAAACTTTGATGCTTTCACCGTCGATGTCGTCCGCCGGGACGTCCGCCAGACGCGTAAAACCGGCGGCAATTTTCTGTTCGCGGTACTCGTACAGCTCCGCATTCGTCTCCGCCATGCCTGACTTGATGGCCTCACGCAGACGGGCAGGGGCGACGGTCTGCTCAAGGCGCATACGTTCCCGGACGCGCTTCGGGTCGATATCGGGAAAAAAGAACGTGTTTTTAATCACCGGCTCGTCGCCTGCCGGTTGCGGGATGACCACCGTACCCTCACCGGATACGGGAGCCTCCTTTCGCGGAATAATCAGCGTCATCATGACTACCTCTGAAAAGTCGGGCGGTGGACGCCGGTACAGTGTCAGGTGATTCACCCTCACTGACCGGCGTGCCGCCCTGGCGCGGGGCGCATTCGGTTGTTAACTGGCTTTCTTTTTCGGGCGTCCACGTTTTGCCGGTGTCACGCTCCGGGTCTTACGTGGGGCGCGGGTGGCCGCTTTGGGCTGCGGCTCCGGCTTCGGTTTCAGCTCCCGCTCCAGTCGTTCAATCTCTTTTTTGACGCCTGCCTGACAGTCGAGCTGTGTCGCACGTTGCAGGTGAGTCAGCGCACCGGCGGCATCACCAGCGTCACGCAGAAACAGACCGGTGATTTTGTGCAGCTTTGCGCGCACTTCATCAGGCATGTCTGCCGTGGCGGTCAGTTCAAGGGTCTCCGTCAGCAGGCGGGGATCCACAGACTCACCGGCAGCGTGAGCGCGCATGGCCGCAAGCGCCACCTCCTCGGTGAACATGTACGGCGGGGTGCGGCGGTGTTTACCCGGCATGGTCAGACCGTACTTCAGGGCATAACGGGCAATCTCCAGCGCACCGGCAATATCGCCGGTATCCAGACGCCACAGCATGACCGTCATCAGAATGTCATCCTGTGCACCTTTGCCCTGCTCCAGCACGCCGTTCACCCACGGCAACCAGAACGGCAGCAGTTCGCGTTTTTTCGCGGCCTTCAGCTCTTTTGAATAAATCGCTTTCAGTGTGCGCAGGTCTGCGGCCAGCTTGACCAGCATCTGCTCATAGACAGTTGCATGTCGCAGCGGGGCGGCTTCCCGCTGCGCGGTCATCGCTGCCGAGACCCGCATCATGTGGCGCTGTGCGGGACTCGTCATCGGTTACGCTCCCGGCTCTGCGGTCGCCTTGGCCGGTGTGGAGAAATCACCGACCTTAATTTTTTCCACCAGACAGCCGGCGGCGTAGTCTTCCACCACGTAATCAATGTTCATTGACTCGTAGTTCTCCACGCGGTCGAGTTTCGGGTTTTCCTCAATCACGCGGCGATGGCTGTCATCCATGTAGTAGATGGACAGGTTTTCCAGCTTCGTGATGAGCATCGCATCCGCCGGGAAGTACGGGACGCGTACCGCTGGCAGGTTACCGATGCGTTTCTGGCTGATGATGACGTCAGCGGCCAGCATTTCGCTGTTGTCCTGCTCCTTGTTAACGATGGGGAAATACTTGTCCGCCAGTAACTGACGTCCCACTATCACCACAAGGTCAGGGTCTTCCTGATACCACGGTTCAATCAGGTTATTGGTCGCATCCATCACCAGTGCATCAAGGCTGACATAATCACCGCCCTTACCCACGCGGATAACCTCAGAGGTGGTATGGCCTTCCTCGTCAGTGACCTTGCTCATCACGCGCGCCGGAGCTTCATTGCGGTATTTCTGCAGCCAGCCGACCGCCACATCCTGCAGCATCGGGTTACTGCTGCGGTCAGAGGTTTCGGCACGCTTCACGCCGTTAAAACCGGCCATGATGAAATCAAGGGACTGGCGTTTGATAATGGCGTTACGGACACGGAGCTGGAAATCCTGATAACGCGCCCACAGGTCCAGCGTTTTGTAGCGGATATAAAAATCGAAGTTAATCTGGTCGCATTCGTACTTGTTTGACGCCAGCTTCGAGAAGTCCTTCGGCTGACGCTCGGTGCCACCGGCGGTGTCGGTGGTGCTGGCGATGGAGCCGGTGACACCGATGCCAATTTTTTCCCCTTTCATTTCGCTGACCGGCACAATGTTGATGCGGGTCAGAAAGTCAGAGGATTCCTGCATGGTGTTCATCAGGGTCTGGGTGACCGACGGTTCAACGGTGAATTTTTTCGACACATCACCGGCGTCGATGCCGTTCAGTTCGGCAACACGGGACAGGTAGGCATTAAATTTAAAGCGGGTTTCCTGGCGCATAGTTTTTCCTGAAATTAAGAGTTAATCGTGAAGGTTTTCCCGGACTGACGCCGGTCAGCAGTTCGTCATCAGGGCGTCACCGCCACCGCCGGTGGCTTTGCTGCGGCGCTGCTGGGTCAGACTTTCGGTGTGGTCGAGGCTGTTTTTCAGGCGGGTGAATGCCTGGCTGGTTTCATCCGCCCTGTCAGTCACATCCTGCTTAAGTGCGGAAAAGGCGGTTTCCATCTCAGCGAGGCGCTGCTCAGTGGCGCTCAGTTTTTCCTGCACATGCTCAGCGACAGCGGTCACCGCTTCATGCACGTCATTCAGACGGGCGTCATCGCTGGCCTGTTTGCGGCCAAAAATGGATTTCACCTTTTCGGTCAGGGCGGTGAACACGGTTTCAGGCAGGTCTTCAAATTCCAGCTCAACGGGCGTTGCCACTGAAATCAGGTTTTCAGGGCTTAATTTGAAGCGGTTCAGGGGGTTGTGTTTTGCCGTGCGGCAGAATTCCAGGTATTCCGTGCCGAGGCTTGCCGGGTCATCGGTGACGGCCAGCCCCACCAGATAACATTTGCCGGTGTTGGCAAAGTTCGGCTGAATTTCCATTGAGGTGTAGACCTTCTGCGCGGCCTTGTTCATCGCGATAAGGTCATCGGTCGGGGTGATTTTCGCAAACAGCGCCCATTTGCCTTTCAGCGCCGAATCATCGTCAATCTTTTCGGCCTTCAGTTCGGCCACATCGCCATAACGCTTAAAAATACCGTCAGGCAGGATGCCGCGCAGATGTTCCAGGTTAATGCGGCAACCATAGACACGCGGGTCAAAGGTTTCGGCCATTTCCTGAATATCCTGCGCACTGATGACACGCCCGTCACAGGTGTCACCCTCAACGCCGATACGAAAGAATTTTGAGACTTTTTTTGCCATTGTCAGGAGTCCTGAATAGTGATTAGAGGAGTCACATGTCGGCATCAGTTTCCCGACGATGCGCATCCTCCGCCATCAGTCCCGGATGGCTTATCACTGACACAACAGCACCTTAGCGAATCGCGGGGCGCGACTCAGTAGCCTTGCCGTGTATTCATCACGGCGAGGTATTCATGACCATCACCACAGACACCACTCTTTTACACGACCCGCGTCGTCAGGCGGCGCTGCTGTACTGGCAGGGGTTTTCCGTGCCGCAGATTGCCGCCATGTTGCAGATGAAACGCCCGACGGTGCAGAGCTGGAAACAGCGCGACGGCTGGGACAGCGTTGCCCCCATCAGCCGTGTCGAAATGAGTCTGGAAGCGCGGCTGACCCAGCTCATCATCAAACCGCAGAAAACCGGCGGTGACTTCAAGGAAATTGACCTGCTGGGACGCCAGATTGAACGACTGGCACGGGTCAACCGCTACAGTCAGACCGGCAACGAGGCAGACCTTAATCCGAACGTCGCTAACCGCAACAAAGGCGGGCGTCGCAAACCGAAAAAGAATTTTTTCAGTGACGAGGCCATCGAAAAGCTGGAGCAGATTTTCTTTGAGCAGTCTTTCGACTATCAGTTGCACTGGTATCGCGCCGGGCTTGAGCACCGCATCCGAGATATCCTGAAATCCCGCCAGATTGGCGCGACGTTTTATTTTTCCCGCGAGGCGCTGCTGCGTGCCCTGAAAACCGGTCATAACCAGATTTTTCTGTCGGCCAGTAAAACGCAGGCGTATGTGTTCCGCGAATACATCATCGCCTTTGCCCGTCTGGTTGACGTTGACCTGACCGGTGACCCGATTGTCCTGGGCAATAACGGCGCAAAACTGATTTTTCTCGGCACCAACTCCAACACCGCACAGAGCCATAACGGCGACCTGTACGTCGATGAGATTTTCTGGATCCCGAATTTTCAGGTACTGCGTAAGGTGGCATCAGGTATGGCCTCACAGAGTCACCTGCGCTCGACCTATTTCTCCACCCCGTCCACGCTGGCGCACGACGCCTACCCGTTCTGGTCGGGTGAACTGTTCAACCGGGGACGCGCCAGCGCCGCCGAACGCGTGGAAATCGACGTCAGTCATAACGCCCTTGCCGGAGGTCTTCTCTGTGCGGACGGCCAGTGGCGGCAGATTGTCACCATTGAGGATGCCCTGAAAGGTGGCTGCACGCTGTTCGACATTGAGCAGCTTAAACGCGAAAACAGCACCGACGATTTTAAAAACCTGTTCATGTGTGAATTTGTTGACGACAAGGCGTCGGTGTTCCCGTTCGAGGAGCTGCAACGCTGCATGGTCGACACGCTGGAAGAATGGGAAGACTATGCGCCGTTTGCCGCCAATCCGTTCGGCTCACGTCCGGTATGGATTGGTTACGACCCGTCACACCGTGGCGACAGCGCCGGATGCGTGGTGCTGGCACCGCCGGTGGTGGCCGGTGGCAAATTCAGAATACTTGAGCGTCACCAGTGGAAAGGCATGGACTTTGCCACTCAGGCGGAATCCATCCGCAAACTCACCGAAAAATACAACGTCGAATACATCGGTATTGATGCCACCGGCCTCGGTGTCGGCGTGTTCCAGCTCGTGCGCTCGTTCTATCCCGCCGCGCGTGATATCCGCTACACGCCGGAAATGAAAACCGCAATGGTGCTCAAGGCAAAAGACGTTATCCGCCGTGGCTGTCTGGAATATGACGTCAGCGCCACCGACATCACCAGCTCGTTTATGGCTATCCGCAAGACCATGACCAGCAGCGGGCGCAGCGCCACCTATGAGGCCAGCCGCAGCGAGGAAGCCAGCCATGCCGACCTCGCCTGGGCGACCATGCACGCCCTGTTAAATGAGCCACTCACCGCAGGTATCAGCACCCCGCTGACATCCACCATTCTGGAGTTTTACTGATGAGCAAGAAAAAGGGAAAACACCGCAACCTGCGGCAAAAAAAATGACCGCCAGCGCCCCGAAAATGGAGGCATTCACCTTTGGTGAGCCGGTGCCGGTACTCGACCGCCGTGACATTCTGGATTACGTCGAGTGTATCAGTAACGGCAGATGGTATGAGCCACCGGTCAGCTTTACCGGTCTGGCAAAAAGCCTGCGTGCTGCCGTGCATCACAGCTCACCGATTTACGTCAAACGCAATATTCTGGCCTCGACATTTATCCCGCATCCGTGGCTTTCCCAGCAGGATTTCAGCCGCTTTGTGCTGGATTTTCTGGTGTTCGGTAATGCGTTTCTGGAAAAGCGTTACAGCACCACCGGTAAGGTCATCAGACTGGAAACCTCACCGGCAAAATATACCCGCCGTGGCGTGGAAGAGGATGTTTACTGGTGGGTGCCGTCCTTCCATGAGCCGACACCTTTCGCGCCCGGCTCCGTGTTTCACCTGCTGGAGCCGGATATTAATCAGGAGCTGTACGGTCTGCCGGAATATCTCAGCGCCCTTAACTCTGCCTGGCTGAATGAATCAGCCACGCTGTTCCGCCGCAAGTATTACGAAAACGGCGCTCATGCCGGATATATCATGTACGTCACTGATGCCGTGCAGGATCGCAACGATATCGAAATGCTCCGCGAAAACATGGTGAAGTCGAAAGGCCGCAACAACTTTAAAAACCTATTTCTCTATGCCCCGCAGGGGAAAGCTGACGGCATTAAAATTATCCCGCTCAGTGAAGTGGCAACGAAGGACGATTTTTTTAATATCAAAAAAGCCAGCGCCGCTGACCTGCTGGACGCGCACCGCATCCCCTTTCAGTTGATGGGCGGCAAGCCGGAGAACGTCGGGTCGCTGGGTGATATTGAGAAAGTGGCAAAGGTCTTTGTCCGCAATGAGCTTATCCCGCTACAGGACAGGATCCGCGAGATAAACGGCTGGCTCGGTCAGGAGGTCATCCGCTTTAAAAACTACTCACTGGACACTGACAACGGCTGAACATCGCCGCCTGCGGGCGGCTTTTTTACACCCCGTCATCACGCCCTCACACGCTCACCACAGCACAAAACACCCCGCAGACACACCAGCGCCTCAACGGGCAGACTAAGCGCCTTCACGACGCGCTCAGACGCTGAAAAAATAAAATCAGCACCACCGCCAGCGCGCAGTGCTTTCCCCGCCTCGCCCGCCCGCTTCGTGGGGCGGTTTTAATGCAGTTGCATGAGTACACTGATTCCAGGCCAGCCCTAGCGGCGAAAAGCCAGAACAGACAAAACGGATGTATGCAAAATCATGCACCTAATGTATGCGTAGCTATAAAAAGGGGAAACGGCGGATAAATGGCATAAAACCGGCATCCAGTATGCCGGTTTTATTATGCTGAACCATTTGGTGTTATTTGGATAACTTACCCTTAATATAATCAACAATTCCCATAATCAGTTCACTTAGAGGGGTTGCCAACTCAATACTCTCATTTGCTCTTTGCCCTGGTTGGTTTTTATCGGTCGGATGATGAAACGCAGACTTAATGAGTGTAAGGATTAAGGTCAAGCCAACACCAAGGATAAATGCAACTATAGCAATCAATGAACTGGCAGAAAGCCAGTCCGTAGATAAGTTACCCATAGCCTTATCATTTTTGTCGAGATGGACACTTTTTGTGGCTACTGGTTTTACAGACTCTGATTTCGACTCAGAGCATTCCCCCTTTAATTCGCAAACATCTTTTTGAGTCTGAGTCTGAGTCTGAGTCAAAGCTGAAACGATATTACTTTTAGCCTGAAGTAATCCATTACCAACTTTAAGAGCAAAGCACAAACCAACTACTAAAAACAAAATTGCAATAAGCAAAGCTATGCTCGACACAATCAAACGCATCCATCTCCGCTCGATAGCATCATGCACATCTCTACGTAACAAAATATCGGGATCACTATCCCCACGAGGAGTTGACGTAGGTGGTAAATTAGAAGGTTGAGGTGACTGAGCCGGAGATTGCCCAGAAAGATCTATTTCTGCCATAAAAAATCACCATTATCTTAATAGATAATGGTGATTCTAAACTGGTTTGGGAAAAGTTAAAGGGCTATTAGTAAGCCATACCCAGCCCTTTTAGTCGCCAGTGCATCGCTGCTTCCGATACATTAAATATGTTGGCTAAACGTAAAGTACTATCAATTCCTTCACGAGATACCAACTGACGGATGGCATCTTCAGGCATCAATAGTTCTGCGGCAAACTGGTTAGCTTCGATTTCACGGTAATCACGAATACCTGTTGAATAGTTGCCCACACTATCGCGATGAAACTCACCATCCTTCGTATGCCCCAAAACGTGATGAGCTAACTCATGCGCTACTGTAAAGCGTTGACGGTTATAGTGCTCGGTTGAATCGAAATAAATCCTAGGCACGCCATTTTTAATTACTGCCAGACCACTTAACCCATCGTTGTTAAACGCCGACTCCGTGAGTGCCTCCACTCTTGCTCCCCATGCTGCGGCGAGTTTAAACGGATCGACAGGTAGTCGGCGATCCCAGTAGCGACTAAGCAGATTTTTAGCTGCAATACTCATGGTGCCTCCTACATTTGAAGTTAAAGGGATACAGCCTTATCACAGTTGTTATTTTTCGTCAAGACTGTTTTTACGCCTTTACTATAACACTAATCCACGTTTTCCCATAACATTTTTGACATCACCTATGCATTCATTTCTGCACACAGCACTATATCTTTGATGATAACAACCGATGAATACTTGTGATCAGCTTATGTTTTGTAAAAATCTTATAAATCAAAATATTGAGATCAAAAAAATCACTAACGCCTCGCGTAGCGAGTGGTTAAACCTTGGTGATACTTAAAGCAAATTTCAGCACCACCATCGCTCCATAACTACCATAACAATATGATTTTAATATGATTGATGACGTTATTTTTAAGTGCCTATTCAGTTAGGCTACATCGTATTGTGTATTTTTCAATCACTGACAAATTTAAAAAATTTAGACTGCTTTCAAGGCCTTATCATCCGTAGCCTCTGTTTTTTACTTTGAGCTATATCAAAAAAAGCTCAAACATCCTTGATGCAAAACCAGTATTACACAACATAAAATGCAGCCAGAAACAACGACATACTATATGTTGTGTTGTTCAGGCTCTCTGTTCGGTGATGTGCCAGATCACTTTGCGTTTAAACAGAGCATTATTTCAGGGCAAGACTTCGCTCAATAGTCACTCCGCCTTAGAAGCGCATATACCGGCGGAAGTTGCCCTCTGCTTACAGGAGGCAATATGAAGAAGTGCTACTACTGCATTCTCGTTCTGGCTCTCTTTGGCTATCCAAACGGTAGTCCGAGTGGTTTGTCAGTAAACGTCAGTAATATCCATGTAAGTATTTTTCTTTAGTATGCTTCAAACAAAAAAACCACCTGCCAGGGTGGTTTTTTTGCGCCCGTCATCAACCCGATGAAAGACTAGCAAGACTTCGCTCGAGACGAATTATGCTTCGACAGAAGGTCACTCGCAATGATTTTATTAGCCGAAATAGATGCTCTTTTATGACTCGAATCAAATAGCTGCCCTCAATTACATGCTAGCGATTCCATACAATTTAGCCTTTTAATTCAGCATGCTATTGACCTTCCTCTGCCTTAGAGTCGCTCCACATAAACCATTCAAAGGCATATCAAATCACGTTGTGTTTTTACTCAAATGGATAACAAAAATCCCGGCCACTCATCAGCGACCGGATACGTGAATTTTTTCCCGTCATAATTTACGGTCGCGCCACGCGCCAGCGCCTCAAGCTCCCATCGCTGCGGCCTGATACCGTTCTGAGCAAGGTCAACGCGGATACGGGTAATTTGCATTCTTTCCGACCGGGTCAGTCTGGCCGATGGTGCAATTTCATGTGGTTTTAACGGGCTTCCGTTTCTTTGCTGACGGTTTGGCGTTCGCAGGTCGTGTTTTAATGCGCCCCTGAGCGCCCTCACGACCTCCGGTTCATTCCATTCAATAACACCGTCATCAACCAGATTAAGCACTGCTGCGGCGTGCTCAGAAGGTGTGGGAGCCGGTAACGAAGTATCACCACCGGTGACCTTTCCACAGTTATTGACAGGACTCCGAGGCGCGGCGATGCCGCTTTTTAAAGTCAAAGGCTCAACGACCGGCACTTTCGGCACAATGCGCCAGTCCGTGGTTCTGGTGATATGAATATGACGCGCGCCGAGATGCGGCGCGTAAATGCCGACCACTCTCTCGACTTCTTCCTCGTACTCGTTAACGTCATCCGACGGGCTACGGGCGACTCTGACAGTCTGACAATCGCGCGGAACATTTGCCCCACCCTGCGCGCTGATATACAACGCAAAATCACCACTGTCTGCGGCGGCGCGTGCAGCCTCGACGCGCTCGTCAAACTCATCAGCAATGCTGACGCCGCGAGGCAATTTGCGTAGTTCACGGTAAGCCCCCATTGTCGGCAGGCCAACCGTTTTAAATTGCGGGATGCGCCACGTTGACGCCCATGCGGTAACAGCCGCCGCTGTGTCTTTCAGCGGCCTGCCGGTATCGTTATCGAGCTGACCATCCAGCGCATAGCCGTCGATGTTTTTTGAGATGTATTTCGCGATATATCCCGCAGCACCGCCCCGGTTAAGGTGTTTTGCCTGAAAACGGTTTCGCGCGGCTCCTCTTTCGTCGCCATCCTCTTTGAGCGCATAGCGACGCATGATTTCGATAATCTGGTTACGCTGGCGTGGATTACAAAAAAGCATCATATGCCAGTGCGGCGTTCCGTCGTGGTGTGGCTCAACAACACGCAAACCATAAGCCTGTAAATCATTATCCTTGAATGCCGTGCGCATCAGGCTCCAGATACGGCAGAGATAACGCTGCGCATCTTTTGGATTAAATGCCTCATCGTTCCAGCCGTGATTAAGCTGGACGGTTTTACTTTCACCTTTTCCGACCTGACGTGTCGGGTGATATTTTGACGGCGCGGTCAGCGTGATAAACATCCCCACATCACCCTCTGCAGCGGCGTAACGCTCAATACCGGCGATGGTGTTCATCAGCTCCATCCGGCGAATTTCAGGATTAGAAATACTGCCCATAACCTTACTGATAAGGTCGATGCGTTCGCCGGTTTCCCTGTTTTCAAGGTCACACGATTTAAGAAATTCCAGATTTGCCTGGCGGCGCGCACGCACATCACGAATGGCATGTTTACTGGCATAAGGAGAACGGTCTTTATTCACCTCCCCGACAGCAATCAGTAACGCCTCATGCCAGCGCATACGCTGGCCTTTAAGCTGATGAGTCCACCACTCATCGTTAAACAGACGGGCAATGGCAGAATATGCCTGCCTCGTGGTCATCTGTCCTTTACGGTATTTTTTCCAGTAGAGAGGGGAAATATTGAAAGCACGTGCAGCGCCAGCAACATGACCATACAGGTGAGCCTGCGCCTCATCCGTAAACAGCGATTCTTTTTCGCCATGCGCATCCACCCAGGCATCGCAGAGTTCCTCATACATCATGAAAAGCTGCGATGAGATACGGGCGGCAAACTTTTTCAGCTCCTTGTCATTCATTCCAGGCAGGCGCGCATAGTGGTCACGCTCTGCCAGAAACAGCAACGACGCGTCGGTGTTCATTTCATGGCGCTGATTCACACGCTCAATACGCGGCCATAAACGACGCTGAAAAGTGGATGTGAGGAAATAAAACCCGTGTACCGGACTTTTATTGCGCCGGATGTAGTCATAGCGTGAAGTAAACAGCGAGCGCAAAAAGTAAGGCAGGCGGTTAATCGTGGATAAAACACCTTGCACCTGACGCATCTCGTCACGTGTAAGGGGTCTTTCGCGCCCGACGGCCTCGCGTGGCGCGTTCCATGCATAAGCACCGGTAAACGCCTTACCGGTGCCTGCAGCAAATGCTGAAGGAGGGACAAAACGCCCGGAGGCTTTAACGGCCATATGAGCCAAAAGCCTCTGAACAACGCCTGCTGAGTTGCTCAACCTGCGCGTTTAAATCAGCAAAAGACTTTGCGCTTCCGGTCAGAATATCGTGATGCATCAGGCCGGAAACGAGCTGGCTTAATTTCGGATAATAACCAACCACCGCAAGCCATTCCTGACCGGCGTTTTTACCGCTTTCCGCTCTCTTTTTCTCGTGGAGAATAAACTGAAAGCTGTCACTGGTAACGACATAACGTTCGCCAATTTCAATACGAATACTCATGCCGTTCTCCGGTAATGTTTGTTTTTTGCTTCAAAGACTGACTGGCAGGAAACACAACGCGTGGCTGACGGATAAGCCGCACGACGGGCAGCAGGTATTGGCGCGTCACACTCTTCGCAAACCAGCGCAGAAGCACCGTAATGTTTTACCCTTGCCGCGTTAATCTGACGCTCCAGTAATTCAGCCTGTTGTTCCTGAATAAAATCTACGTTGTCCGGCATTACCAGCTCCTTTTGTCGTTAAGTTTTTTAAATTCATCAGCGCAATAGCTGGCAATTTCTGTCGTTAATTTCGTCAGTTCATCCACGGAGGAGATTTGCTTGTGAAATACAGCGCGTTTAACAAGTAAATTGACCACATCAGACAGGAGATTTAATTCGTTCTGATAAATCGCGATAACAGACTCAGTTATTTCGCGTTTTTCTTTATCAAGACCAAGTTGAATAAGAGATAGATCGCCATTTTTCATAACGGTGATTTTTAAGGCGTTATTCAGTAATACAACTGAACGAGAACAGGACATCAAAGCACCTCCCCGCGAGACAATCCGATATTGTGAAATTTTTCCGACTCCTGACTGAGCAGCTCGACTATCTCTACGCGGGATAACTCCGCCTTTGTGATGTGGCGAATCATGGCGTCAAGATGAGAAGAAAAGCGCGTCGCTGCGTCGGCCTGTGCTTCGGTTCTGGCCTGTTGCAGCAGTAATGCGTATTTACCGCACTGATTTTCAGAAACTGTACGCATGACTTTCTCCAGGCAAAAAGAATCCCCGCACGATTAAGTGCGTTAAAACTCTGGTTAATTACTTAATGCAGATATTGCTCTGGTTTTACCGACGTCAGAATTGTCGGTGCATACTCAAACAGGCTGAATAATTCACGTAATGCACGGAATAAAGCATCACGCCAGTAACATGATTCTTCATTAATTCGCCAGTACGGCTGGTTAAATTCTTTTTCTGTCAATCCGGCATGCATAAATAATGTACGGCGCTGACTGACGGTTAAAAAACTAATATATGCATACTCACTTGCGCCAACCTGACGGCGTTTTGAGAATGCCCCACGCAATTCATCAATTGCACAAACCAGCCGTTCACGTTCGACGTCGTTCATTTCTTCAAAACGCATCGTTGCATGACGCTGCTTTAACTGCGCATGAAAGCAAACCGTTAGCCGTTCGCGCTCCATCATCTGATTATAATAATCACATGTATCCTGCCAGCGAGGGACGGCAAGATGCTTGCCAATTATCCGGCGCATAGCTGCTGGCTGTTTTTCAACGAGATTGAGCGTCATCACTGTCATTTCCAGACCCTCCGGCTTTTCAGAAAGGTCAGAGCCTTTTTTAACGGACTCTGTTTTTTGGTGCGGATAATGATTCCCTTGCGTCCCTTCCCGTGGGTGATGGTGAAGTCAATCGCCCTGGGGCTTTCGTTACGCAATAACTGAGCAATACAACGCGGCTCATTCATAATCACAACCCCATCCACAAAAGCCATGCATCACGCTGTTCAACCGGTCGGTTATAAAACGCCTCACGTACAGCGCGATTAAACTCAGGAATGAAAACCCATTTTTCACCGGCACGAGCCTTCGGTTTGCAAGGATCACGCAATTCAATAATTGGTAATTTATTTGCCTTCACCATTTCACTGACGGCTGTCTTTGGCTTCCCTAATAAATCAGCAAATTTATCCACATGAACCGCATCAAGCGGATACTGAATCACATAATTTTCAGCGTCCATATATGGTACCCTCATAGGATCCAGCCCTTTCTAAACCACTCAAAACCGTTTAGACGCTGGTTTATTCTCAAATCAATGGAACCTATATAGGTTCCAGTTTTGAGGGAATTTAGTCCCTATATAGGCACCATGTCAAATGAAATTAAGCGAAAAGATTAAGGCCTTGCGTGAGGCTGAAGGGCTAAGCCAATCAAAATTCTGTGAAATCATAGAGTTACCGCTAAGCACACTTAAAAAATATGAAGGAGGAAACTTTGAACCCGGTGGCACAGCTTTGCTAAAAATCACTATGCATCCCACATTCCAAAAATATGCTCTATGGCTTATGACAGATAAAACCGCGCCGGACGCAGGACAAATCGCACCGGCTCTCGCGCACATTGGGCCAGAGTCAACAGAGTCCAACCACTCCGCGAAAAGGATTGGCTAACTCTATATAAAGATTACATTTTCACCATTTGCTACCAAGATGGTGAATACAGCGCCGGAGGGCTTTCTTATGGCAATTAAGAAGCTCGATGATGGTCGCTATGAAGTGGACATTAGACCTCGCGGTCGCGACGGAAAACGCATCCGCAGGAAATTCGAAAGAAAAGCTGAAGCACTAGCATTTGAGCGATACACAATCGCCAATGCCAGTCAGAAAGAATGGGGAGGCCAGCGAGCAGACCGCCGAACTTTGAGTGAGTTGCTGGACATCTGGTGGAAATATCACGGGCAAAACCACGAGCATGGAACAAAAGAGTTTAATCATCTACTCAAAACCATCAGCGGCATAGGTGATATACCAGTGAGCCGGATGAGCAAAAGGGCTTTGATGGATTATCGTTCCATGCGACTACGTGATGGTATCAGTGCCGCAACGATAAACCGTGACATGTACCGATTATCCGGCATGTTCACAAAATTAATTCAATTGGATGAATTTTCCGGGCAACACCCAATTCACGGACTGCCGCCACTGGCGGAGGCCAACCCTGAAATGACGTTCCTGGAAAAAGCAGAAATCGAAAAACTGTTAAATGTTTTGGCTGGTGATGACTTACTTGTCGCGCTTTTATGTCTGAGCACTGGAGGAAGATGGACGGAAGTTGCCACGCTAAAACCAGCACAGATTACAAATTGCAGGGTTACCTTCCTGAAAACCAAAAACGGTAAAAAGCGAACCGTGCCGATTTCTGAGGAACTGGAGAAAAAAGTTAAAGAGGAGGCCAGCGCCAAATTATTCAAAGTTGATTATGAGAAATTTTGCGGGATTTTACGCAGAGTGAAACCTGATATACCACCCAATCAGGCAACCCACATCCTGCGGCATACATTCGCAAGCCATTTCATGATGAATGGGGGCAATATAATCGCACTGCAACAGATTCTGGGACATGCGAGCATTCAGCAGACGATGGCCTATGCGCACCTTGCGCCTGACTACCTGCAAAATGCCGTCGCTCTGAATCCACTAAAAGGCGGAGTGACGTTATAA